AATGGATATTAAGCTCAATCATTATTCCCGAAGTTAAGGCTGTGATGTTTAGACCAGGAGCAAGCCTAAATTTGTTTAATGGCAGAATGCTGATCACAACATTACCTGATGAATTAAAACATCGACCGTCAGGCCTTATCTCTCTTCCTGACCAATACCTCAGCGACGAAGTGATTGATGAACGGGTATCAAAACCTGTATTAAATTTAACCATCAACCCCGAGCCACCAGCTAGTTTGATGTTGAAGCCTAAATTACAGCGCTGGATTAATGATAACTACCTGCAGTGGGTAAAATCACAACCATGTTGTGTCTGTAATTCCATCGCGCACGAAGCACATCACCTAATCGGTCATGGTCAGGGTGGAATGGGCACTAAGGCACATGATTTGTTCACTATCCCATTATGTCGCATTCACCACAGCGAGTTGCATAAGGATCCAAACGGATGGGAAAGGGAGCATGGCAGCCAATTAATTTTTTTAATTCGATTCCTAGACCGTTCAGCGGCACTGGGTGTTTTCGGTTAACGTAGGGTGCGGCCTACTAAAGAGGTATTAAGTGATTTATCCATTAACAACAGGTAAAGGCGAAGAACATTTAAAATTACGTACATTGGAAAGCGTGTGGATCCGTGGACGTTTAAAAATGTGGGGACGATGGGCGGCATTTAGCAAGGTACCTGATGCAGCAGGCATGTTTAACCAGTTATTAGAAGAACCGACAATTACCAAAAAAGCCTTAAAAGATGCAATGAAGAGAATGCGCACATCAGGACTATCCAAAGAAACGTTATTAATGTTTTTGGAAGAGTTTAAGGATAAAAGGCACTCAGTAGCATGTGGTTCTGTTCGGATACTGAAGGCGGCAAAATGGATAAGGTCATTTGTGAGGTTATGAAAGCTGATGCTGGCTTGTTGGATGTGCTGAAGGAACGGTATGTTTATAAAAAATCAAACTTCTGTATTGCCAATGAGACGAATGATAGACACCCTCACATATCTTTATCTACTTGTAGGCGTAGAGTTGATGCATGGCTATCGGTTGCTGAATTTATGCTTTATCGACCAATGTGTGATGAATTTGGCAGGAACTATCATTATGACAAATGATTTATTGACTTTTTGAACAATGAAGTTATAGTTTTCGTATATGCTGCGCGAAGCTGTACACGCAAGGCAGGATACGAATTTAAGGCCTCGCAATTGCGGGGCTTTTTCATAGTAGCCCTTATGTTCTTTTAGACTGGTATATATTTTGTGGACAAAGTCTTAATTAGATTCTTATTTTTCCCTTTATTATTTATTAGTGTTGTATCTAAAGCTGAGGTTGACACAGTTAAGTACGATGAAAAGAGAAAATTAGACTGTGTTTTATTGAGCCGTAATTTGATGCATATAGATAGCAGGCCTATTGGGTCTCAGTCTGCAGGGTGGTTACGAAAAATCGAATCCATATCACCATATACGGGGTTTTCATCAATTGAAGTCGACGGGTGGGTTATTAGAGGTGGCCCACCAACTAGTAACACAGGTGAAACTATTGATGATGGAACCATAATAATAATTTCTGAGTTTGCAATAGATTCCAGTGTCGCATTAAATAGAAAAACAGGTGATGTTTCTATGGGAATTACTTTAAGTGATGGATCATTACTCGAAATGGGATGGAAATGTAAAATTGGCGTTAATTTGCGTTAAAAACATTAGTGCGCTACGCAAATTCAATGCTAGTTTAATAAGAGTGAATACGTTGTCACCTAACTTATAGAATGAAACCTCGCCATTTGTGCTGGGTTTTTGCTTTTTAGCGCACAGTTTCTTTACAATCCACAAAATATAGCTACTTTTATATAACAAGTGATTGATTAATTGCTGATTATAAAGGGATTGTATTTATGGGGATCTTTAATGTATTACAGGTAGCGGTAGCTGCACTGGTATTAGTTCTTCTATTTGTCGCTATTCCACACTGGATAAGGTGAATATTCTACAATTAGAGCTAGTTGGCTACATTAGATGTATACATTATCTTTATGTGGATATTTGATGCTGCTTTAGTTACAATTTACCTTATGGAACCTTGTTTATGAGTCGGGATTTGTGAAAGCAGTTAATCGTTTTTTAGATTTTATGGTTGGAATGCAATATTTAGTGGTGATTTTTGTCGTTTCATTGCTGGTCTTGTTTGTGGAAAACTTGGCATAACATTAACCTCAAATAATATTTTCAGATAGATGAATAGTACCCCATACACGGTGTCACCAGTGCAGGGTGATTAAATTGCATAATTTTTAAGAGGTCGCCTAGTGCGGCTTTTTGTTTTCTGAGGCCCAATAATGCAAATATTTGCTGAATTAGTTGTTCAGACCTGCTAGTGAATTACCAACCGAAGATTTAGTTGCTAGAGAAGTCATTGTACTTAACCCGTGTGAGGCTTGCATATAGGCTACATTCAGGTCGATGAAGAGGATTGTTTTACCAGAACTTACTATGCGCCTACTGAGATAATGTGTCCTCATAGTTTCTATGTTACGTGGTCACGTTTACTAGATGGTATCGCACTGGGTAACAAGTTCGATGATAAACAATACATGAATCGGTATTGTTGCGTGTGCTTTATGCTATTATTTAAAATAAAATTTGCTATCTTAGAGTTTATGTGGCTTAATCAGCTCATCGGTTTGGAAGTACAGGCCTATTTATGCTAGTCAGTTTAAAGATTTTCACCATTTAGCGTTATCTCAGATACCTCTTCATTGCGAATTCCTTCTAATTAATTCCCATAAGTAAAAATAAAAAACAAACCTCATTTATGCCTTATGGCAATCAAAAAAATTAAAGGAAATTCTATGTCTAATACAATGACTGGTTCAGTAAAATGGTTTAACGATAATAAAGGTTTCGGATTTATCACTCCAGCAGATGGCAGTAAAGATGTCTTTGTTCATTTTTCTGCGATTCAGAGCGATAGCTTCAAATCTTTAATTGAAGGACAACAAGTTTCATTCACAATTGAGAATGGAATGAAAGGTCCTGCTGCTGGCAACGTGGTGGCGCTTTAAAAACATTATAAAAATCTATCTCTATTTTAAATGCCCTTGCTGTAGCGGCTCCCAATATAGAACTTCACAGTTTGATATATCGGTCAGCAATCCACATGGTGCAAAATGTATTTTTTGCAAAAGTGTGATGAAAGCACTGGCATGTTAATAGCCAATTAGGTTATTACTTAAAACCTCGCAATGCGGGGTTTTGTCATATTTGAAGCTAATGGAACGTATTTGTTCTGTATTGTGTGTTATGATGGGATTCGCATATACCTCATTGCAATAATAGCAGATCTTGCACCCGCTAGATTTTATCTAAAAAATAGATGCGGTATCCAAAGGAAGTTATTTCCTAAGGGATCACCTATGAACCTACCTTCACTTTTTCAGCGAATTTTATCGTTTGCACAAAATGCCTTAACCATTACAGGCTTGCTTTTGGTGACAGTTGCATTGGTTTACTGGATGTAAATTTATTCAGTCATTGTCTTAATTGGACAAGTAATTAATCTCAGCAAAATTAAATTTCGAGCTCAGATGCTTCGATTGCAGTTCATGCTAGTTACTAATCCTTTGTAAAATGTAATGGAGACATATGAATTATTATATTCAGACGATAATGAAGCTACGGGAAGATTACAAAATACATAAAGTTGGATGTAAAAGTATGCCTATGGCTTTGAATAGACTTTACCTTGGTAACTTTATTAATGTTATACAAGCTATTCAGGCAGCTAAAAACTCAGGTTATACGATTGTGAAAACATGCCCGTGTTGCGTTAACAGTAGTGTAAGGCGTTAAGTTACAAGCAAAAGACAAGTCGCCAAGTGCGGCTTTTTTTATTTTCTGCAATGACAAAATAGTTTTGAGTGGAAGGGCTGTCGTTCCTGATATCCATCCGCAAAACTGGGGGTAACTTTTCATTGTGGGGAATTATAAAGCTTAGTATTAACAGCTTTACTTATAATATGCGTTTATTTTAAGCAATAATCAACAGCTCCTTTTATTATCTCCTTATTTATCAAATCAAAGGAGTAATATTATGGATTACTATATCGATACGCTAGTTGATAGGTTTGGTTTTCATTCAATTCATCAGTTTTATTGTGATAACTTGCCCAAAGATTTACGTAAGTTATATTTAGGCAATTTTGATAATACATCTTCAGCTATCAGTGTTGCTAAAACGTATTTTTTCCCAAAAGTCAAAGGATGTGACCATTGTTGTCAGGTTAGCAAAAAAAAATGGAAGTCTACTTATATGTCGTTAGTTACGAAAAGCTAAATTACTTGATATAAGGTTCCTGTGTGAGGAACAACCTGACTGAACTAAATCAACTAATACCATTTCGAACAACAAAATATTCCAAAAATTATTCCAAGGGCTGCGCATTGCGTGGCCTTTTTCTTATATAGCCACCGCAAATCACTATCAACATGTTTAATTACTGAAATGACTTTGCTGGTGGCTACCTATTAACTAAATTTCGGGCACTCCGTAGGGGGTGGTATATGCGTATGGACAAATTAACAACTGGCGCCTCCTATGCTGCCTCTACGGGTTCAACATTCTATTGGCTAAAACAATTGTTAGATGGTTTCTCATCTGAGCAGTGGGCAGCGATTGGGGTGTTGGGAAGCCTGCTTTTAGGTGTAGCTACATTTTTGACAAATTTATATTTCAAACGAAAAGAAGATAAACGCAAAGAGGCGGCTCATGCCAAAGATACCAAATAAAATCAAAACGGCCGCTGCTGGTGGCTTGATAGCTTTAACTATGGCGATGGTCACTAATTTTGAAGGGTATGAGCCTAAGCCCTATCGTGATGTGGTGGGGGTTCTTACCGTATGTTATGGGCACACAGACCCAGACATTATCCCCACAAAAACCTACACAAAAGCCGAGTGTGATGCGTTGCTAGAAAAGGACTTGGCAATTGTCGCTAAGGCAGTGAACCCCTTAATTAAAGTTAATATCCCTGATTACACCAAGGCTGCACTTTATTCATTCACTTATAACGTAGGAACAGGGGCATTCTCACGTTCTACGCTACTAAAAAAACTCAATGCTGGTGACCAAGCTGGCGCATGTAATGAACTTAAACGCTGGATATATGCAGGGGGCAAGCCGTGGAAAGGGTTAATGACAAGACGAGAAGTAGAAAAAGCCGTATGCCTTGGCGAGTTCGCTTATGCATATCCGCTTTCATTATCGGAATCCCATTCTACTTGGCAGCTGGCGTATATGTACTCAGAGACGATACCTGCGGTACTGACAAGGTAAGCCTAGAAAAGCGCTGCCAAAAAGCCCTAGATCACTACCGAGGTAAGCAGGTGAACTTATGAAAATAGATAGTTCCACTTGGTTATTTCTTATGGTTGTCGGCCTAGGCTTCTGGGCTGTTACTGAATATGAAAATAATTCACTGCTGAAAGATGACAATTTTAAGAAAAGCAAAATCATTGCTTCTCAGTCGCTTCAATTCAATCGGTTTAATCAAATAGCTACCACAGCATATCGCCATGGCATTCAGACTGAAGCCAAATCACAGGAGAAAGTCATTGAATATCGAGAAATACTCAAAAAAGAGCTTACTTGTGATTTGCCTGTGCCTCAGCCTATTGCTGATGGGCTGCTCAAGTACACCTACGAATTACGGTCAATGTACGTCGATCCCCAAAACACTAACGGAACCAGTGCTAGTACCACTACCACCAGCACCTTAACTTACTGCCAAGCGGTGCTATGGATTGATCCTTTGTTATCAGCGTTACATAAATCTAATGAGCAACTACAAGCTATCCGAGAGATTGAAGTGAGTAGAAATAACTCAGAATTGCATTAGAAGGGAGCATTTATGATAAAATCAGAAGTACTTACTTAACTTAGAAAGTGAATTAATAGCTGTAATTGCGATTTCTTTATTCGAATTTTGACATAAATCTAAAAGTCGATTTATAGCGTCTTCATGCTCTATAGTTGCTTGATAATCCCCTAAGGCGGAAATTGCTGAGATTTTGATATCGTCATTACCTCTATTTGTTAGTTCAACCAGTACATTGATAATTCTTTTTTTGTAATTCACTTTAAACCTACGACTTGATCTGTTTTTATTATTTTATAAGTTATCAATATGTGAAACTGTAAGTAATTATACATGGGTATGTACCCTTTCTAGGGATATCTATAAGCAGTCTATGATGGGGGGCATTAAAGAAAAAGCCCACAGCAAGGGGTGGGCGAAATATATCAAGGGATTGGAACTCTCACTTACTAGGAGTTTTAGATAATGCCTTAATTAAACATAATTGAGTGTAACGAAAAGAAACAAAATGTATTCATAAAGTAGCAATACTAGTTTTTTCAATTGTTATGTAGTTACCATCCACATATCGCTCTAAATATAATTGTTTATTCTTGGCTACAGATAATCGTTGGTAAGTGATGATAGGGACGTTTTTATATTGATAAGTGCCTTTTTCATGATAAGTCACTTCAAGCACTCTAGATTGCTCATCATAGCCTATGGAGCAGATACTGGGTGAATCGACATGATATTTAAACATCGTAATTACCTCCATCCAAATCATAAGGATATTGGCAATATAAAGTTGCCTTCCTTAAGTATGTGAGTGTAGATCCTTAGCTCAGTAAATGATGTCACCCATGTAACGCGTTTTCAATAAAGTGTGAACTTGGCTTGATTTATTTCAAGCATTCAATTGTTTAATGTAAATATTATTGACATTTCATTGGTTATAATGACTTTATTTTGGATTTTAGTTGGCATTTTTTCTATTGGATGTTCATAGCCACCAGTTAATTATTAGTGGCTTTTTTCACTTATAGAGACAGTTTTGATTGTATATAAAGACTTGCTTATTCAGGCTTGGAAGAACCTAGAGCACTGAAACTAGAATAAAAAAGAGAGGGCTTTATTTAGAGCCCTCGGTATAGCAAAAATTATTTTTTTGTATAAATAATTTGTTGTGTTTCATTTAAACAATTACCAACAACAGTACCTTGCTGAGATGCGGCTTCTTCATTGGGAACGACAGTAATGGTAAAACTCTCTTCAGGTACACCATTGTTAATAATTTTTTGTGTAATCTCTTCAACAACACTGTCGCATGAAGCATTTGCAATCACTGGAGCAACAAACGCTACGAGTGCAGCAACAATTATTTTTCTTTTCATTTTGATATCCTTAATTGATTTGAAAAAAGTAAGTAAAGAAATTTATTGTGAAGCGATGTGAGTATACTTAAATAAAATATCCATAGCCATTAGCTAATCACTGGTGGTTTTTCATTTAAGGTAATTTATATGTCAGAAAAATCGTATTAACACCGGAATAAATTAGGTGATGAGATGAATTTGCACAAGAAGAAGGTGAACCGTTATACACTATTGAAGTGGATAACATTCGTGAGGATACTGACACTGCTATTCAAGTTTGGATGAATATATTAAAAATACCGTGCCAGCTTAGCTAGGGCTTGGATTGAGGCGACAGCCACATCCTTATTATTGTCTTGGCATAACTCAATAAGCCTTCCGAGTGAAGCTTCGTTTTCAAGAGTTGCTTTATAGTCACCAAGAGTCTGGATTGCCGCTAACTTGACCTCATCATTAAGTCCTTTTGTTATCTTTGTTAGCGTATTAACGATATCATTTTTATCGCACATAATTCTATCCCATACATTAAAAATATTTACAAATCTAAACCTTTCTTGTGTTTCAGTCTGAAACAAATAGTAAAAAATTATTCTAAGCGCGGCGTTGTCGCTGTCTTATATGTTAGCTGAGACCTGCAACCTCTACGCAGATAGCGCATATATAGAATCAAAAACAACGAATCCAAGTGTGGATAGCTCATGCGGTGGAAACGTCAGCCATTGGAGAAGAAGCGGCGTGACTTATGGAGAGACATAAATTTATTTGATTCTACAAATGCTATTCATTGAGTAGCATTGATAGAGTTTTATATATGTTTTGAATGCAGGTGGTCACTCGGTACCACGGAGTTATATAAATTTATCTAGAAGAATATTCTAAATAGCCATTAGTTAGCCGCTGGTGGCTCTTTCATTTATGGAGGCAGTCATGTCAGATAAAAAAGAAATAGCCACCCTATCTATAAAGATATCAGTCGATAGCACTGACTTAGATAAGCTGGAAGCGCAACTAAAGCGCATTGAAGG